TGCGTTACATCACTTCCACGATCTTCGAGCCGTGGGCTGACGCTGGCAGCACCAAGGGCGCGATGATTTCCACGACCGGCACCAACGCAGACGTTTATCCCGTCCTGTACTTGGGTCAAGACGCCTACGGCATTATCGCCCTCAAGGGTGCGTTTGCTGTGACGCCTACCGTGGTCAATCCCAAGCCGTCCGACTCTGACCCGCTCGGTCAGCGCGGTCACGCCGGCTGGAAGGCCATGCAAACCGCCTGCATCCTGAACGACCTGTTCATGGTGCGCCTGGAATGTGCCTGCACTGCCTGATCGTAACCAAAACGCCCTCAGTGATGGGGGCGTTGTTTTTTGAAAGGAATCGAAATGGCAGCACTGAGCGACCTGTTCCGGGACAAGGAGCGGAAACTGATCGGCAATATGGCGTTGAATTCCGGGGCATTGGCAATCAATGCTGCAGAAGCCGCAACGTTCAAGACGGTCAATACCGTGACCTACCTGAGCAACGGCGTTTTCAAGTCCAAGGGCGCATTCTCGGCCAACGCATTCACCGCTGGCCATGCTACGCAGGCTATCGGCGAAACCGGCTATTACGTTGTTGGCTTGAGCGCTGCGGGTGCTGTCTCGACCTATCAGGGCATCGGCGCTATCCCGGACGTACCGGATGGCATTACCCCCATCGGAATTATCAAGGTGGTGGCAGATACCGCAGTGTTCAATCCGGACACGACCGCTCTGGACGCATCGACATGCACTTTCACGTTCTACGACGTGAGTGTGTTGCCGGCGACGCAAACCCTGTAATCCAGCATCACCCAATCAAACCCTGCCCTGAACCGGCAGGGTTTTTTTATAACTGCATGAGGCAAAGAAAATGGCACAAGAAAACATTATCAGTTTAGACGACGCTCCGGCGCCAATGGTCGCAGACACCCCGAAAAAGGGCAAGAAGGCCGAACCCGTCGAACATAAACCCGTTGACGAAGGTTTCTCCGGAAAGATGGTGCGCGTCATCATCAACGAAGGCACCGACGACATGGGCAAAGAGCCGGTCGATGTCGGTGTGAATGGAAAGGCCTGGCGCATCAAGCGCAACGAGGAAGTATTGATCCCGGTGGAAGTGTTCGGCGTCATCAAGAACGCCGTACAGATTTCCTATGCCCACAACAGTGTGGGCATCGAGGAACGCAAGGTGCACCGCTTCTCTTTCCAGACGCTCGGCAACGAGTAAGCAACGTGTCCGCCTGCTGTCGTAACTGGTGGCAGGCGGTTTAATTAAGCCGTTGCGAAAGGATTGCTATGGCGCAGGTTTCCTACGACACCTTGTTTCCGCAGTGCATGGTCGAACTTCCCGGAGTGCCGGCCATCCTGTTGACCAACGCGCTCAACAATGCGGCCGTCACTTTGTGCAAGCGGTCAGCGTGCTGGAAGGCTTGGCAGGACATTACGCTGGTTGCTGGTGTATCGGCCTACGAAGTTGAATTACCGAGCGCTGGTGCAAGACTCGATTCCATCCTGCAAGTGTCACTGTCGGGTTATGCGCTGACACCGACCAGCAATGAAGCGCTGACCGAAGAATTGCCGGGCTACGTCGATTACTCCGGGACGCCTTCCAGTTTCTTTATCAATGACGATGGCGAACTGGTGGTGTCTCCGACTCCTGGCGATGCCGATGCCGGCCTGATCCTGAAGGTGCGGGCGTCTTTTGTGCCGGCCTTGCTGTCTGCCGGCCTTGAATCTCGGTTGATTGACCGCTACGGCATGGCGCTATGCGCTGGCGCGAAGGCCGAATTGATGCGGATGCCCGGCAAGGAATGGGGCAATCCACCAATGTCCGCCTATTACGAAAACGAATTCAAGCGTGCTGTCGATGAAGCGGTGATTGACCAGTCACACGGCACCATCAACGGCATCAGCTTGTCAGTTACCGGGCGCGCTTTTGGGAGCCGGCCATGACCATTGCTGTCAATGATCTCCTGTCCAGAGCGGGTGTGCTGCTCAACGATGTGGCAGAGCGGCGCTGGCCAGCAACAGAAAAACTCGGCTGGCTCAATGATGGCGCCAGGGCGCTCGTCACCTTCAAGCCCGATGCCTGCGTCAAGACTATTGATGTGGCGCTGGTCGCAGGGGCGAAGCAAGCGCTGCCGGCCGATGCCGTGGTCGTCATTGAAATGCGCAGCGCGACACAAGCGCCCGTCCTGCCCTGCGACAAGACGGCGCTTGATGCTTTTGCGGCCGGCTGGACGGTCAAGCCCACCGCTTCGACGGTCAAGAACTACATGACAAGCCCGAATGACCCGCAGGTGTTTTGGGTCTATCCGGCGCAGAACGACACGCCGGCAACGCTGAAAGTGACGTATTCGGCCTACCCGGTCGCAGCCGTAGCCGGTGGAACGATCAACGTTATCGACGGTTATTACGACCGCCTGCTGAATTACATCCTGTACCGCGCCATGTCGAAAGACGCCGAGTTTGCCGGATCGGCTGAAATGGCAGCGTCCTACTACAAACTTTTTGTTTCATAAACAACCGCAAGGAGATTCACCATGTCCGCAGCTTCCGATTATCTTGAAGGCGCTTTACTCGAACATTTCCGGGGTACGCAATTGCCCCTGCCGTCAGGGTATTTCATCGCCCTGCATACCGCCGATCCGACCGATGCGGCTCTGGTTGCGACTGAAGTGACAACGG